ACAAAATAAATTTTTTTTTTGATTATGTTTTTAAATATTTAATTCGTTTTTATACTTTTTGTATACTTATACTTATACTTTACTTTACTTTACTTTACTTTACTTTACTTTACTTTACTTTACTTTACTTTACTTTACTTTTACTTTACTTTACTTTTACTTTTACTTTACTTTTTGTTATACTTTTACTTTACTTTTACTTTTTTAAAACTAATTTAAACATTTGTGTATATGTATACAAAATGAAGAGAATTATGTTAGACAGTGAATATTTTTCAGATATAGAAAATAATGATTGTATAAATGATAGTGGTAATTTAGATATAGATGATTTTTACTTTTACTATTCAAATGATATATTAATAATGTATGAAGAAATTAAGGAAAATTTTACGAAATCTCCATTTTTTCTATCTAATTTAACTTATCCAATCTTAACAGAATTTATCTTGGATATTATATTATCTAATAAAGTTATTAAAAAAAATAATTTGGATAATTTTAATCTTTTTTATCAAGTAGAAATACAGAGTTCCTATAATATATTAAATGATTTTTTAAGAAAATTCAAAAAGAATATACCATATAATAATTATCTTCAATTTTGTTTTAAATTATCTGATCTACATGAATTTAAAAATAATGCATTACATAGGAGTGCAGCTGTTTAATTATTTTATACATTTACCTTTTTTATTTGTTATTTGTTTTTTTGGTATACCTGTTATAGCATTAATACACATAAGCAAACAATCATGTCTATCATCAAGCTTTCCTATAAGGGTTGGTTTCCATTTATCTCGTTGTTCTTGTGAAAATTTATTTTCTAAAAACCACTCTCCGTATTTGATGGAAAGCCATTTTCTTTGAGCATATTTTCCTTTTAATTTACATTCAATTTGCGGACCTGTATAAGCTTTTAATTTTTGTGAAGCTCTTATAAATCTTATAGGAATAGTATTTTTATATAATTCTACAAATTTACCATAAAGTATATGACTTACAAATAACGATTTAGGATTACATTTTGGTTGTAATTCTATAAGAATACTCGTTAATGTTTTAAATACAGGATTTTGATCATATATTTCTTGTAATCTATTTATAAAAGTATTAGCTATATCTTGTAAAAGATAATCATCAATACTTTTCTTTTTAAAATCATTAAGTTTTGTTTTTTTAATTTCTTTAGGAAAATGAGTCTTACATGTATAAATTAATTGTTCATCCTTCTTATATTTCATACAACATTTTCTACCACATAATTTACCATTTTTAAATGAAGATTCGCAATGATAATCATCGCCATCTAATATATTAAATGTATCCCATAATAAAATATTATATTCTGAATTCATTATACATAAACTTAAATTCCTCAAACCAGGATCGCAGCAAAGTGTAATCATTTATAATATTAATATATATATATATATATATAAAGTTTAAATTAAACGATAAATTGAATTATATATATATATATATATTATCATTCGAAAGAAAGTAAAAACCTGAAGAATTATACAAATGTGTACCTTGCCGTCTAACGACGTCTTCGTTAAAGGTATTTGAAATGAAATAGATAATAATATTAGTCGATAAAATCATCTTCTTTACAATTCTAGGTTATACGTAACATGCAATTAATTCGTCTAGAATATAAAATTAAAAAATTACTATATATCAATATGCTTCTTAATGAGTTTGAAAAATTAGCACTTCGTAAATTTAAAATTAAAAGTATTTTACCAGATGCAACTATACTTATATTAGGAAAAAGAAGATCTGGAAAAAGTTTTCTTGCAAGAGACATCTTTTTCCACCATAAAAATATACCTTCTGGTATAGTATTTTCTGGCACAGAAGAAGCATCTCCTTTTTTTGGAGATTTCGTACCAGATTGTTTTATACATTCAGAATATGATCCAGAATTAATAGATAGTATTATGAATAGACAAAAACGTAAAATTAGAGAAGCAAAAACACAAGGTCTTTCTGAAACAGGTAAACATCAAAGTAATAACTTATTTATCGTTTTAGATGATATGTTACATGATGCAGCAAGTTGGAAAAAGGATAAAACTATTAAAAGTATTTTTTTTAACGGAAGACATTTTAATTTTCTTTTTATTTTAACCATGCAATATGCTCAAGGAATTCCACCTGAATTAAGAAGTAATATTGATTATGTATTTATCTTTAACGAACCTTCGGTTGCTAATAGAAAAAGAATCTATGACGCTTACGCTGGTATGATTCCCTCGTTTGATCACTTCTGTAACATATTAGACGCATGTACTCAAGACCATGAATGTCTAGTTATTAAAACATCTGGTAATACTTCTGATTTAAGAGATCAAGTTTTCTGGTATAAAGCGGAAGCACATACTGATTTTCGTGTAGGAAATTCTAAATTATGGAAATATCATAGTTCTAATTATAATTCGCGTTATGGAGAGGAAGATGAACAAAATCAAGAACAATTAGATAAATTAAAAAAGAAATTTGCAAAAACAAGAAAATTAAAAGTTATTGTTTCTAGAGAAGGAGAAATTGTTGGATATAAACAAGAGGATGAATAATAAGCTTTAACTTAAAAATAAAATGAATATGAATATTAATATGATACTACCTACTGAAATTATGTTAGAAATTTATGATTATTCAAATGTTGAAACTAAAATCAAATTAAACAGTATCTTGGGATTGTCTTATTATGTAAAAAATCCATTCCAGAATATTAATACAAGACCTACTAATATTAATTTTAGGACACTTGTTATGGGTACAACATTTTACAGATATGCCAGTTACAAAGGCTCTACTATTATACTTCCAATGTAAATATTAATGAGAGTGTTGTTTAAACTAAACTAAATTATGTCATTTTCTTTTAAGTATTTATACGTTTTACTTCCAATTTTAACACGCCTTTTTGTCAAAGGATTTTTTATCCATAATTCACTTGATACATTTTCTTGTATTTTATCTAATTCATTTTCTATATTTTTTCTACACATTGGACATATTTTATTATTTATCTCAACATGTGTTTTTAAACATGTTTTATGAAATTCATGTTTACATTCTAAAGTAACAACGTCTTCGTTACTTTCATTTGTTGTATCAAAACAATCAAAACAAATAGAACAAACAAAATCTTTATTTAAAAACATTTCAAATGTAAATTCTTCATCTAAATCGCTTAAATTATCTCTGTAATTTTCAGTAAAATATATATAATTATAACAGTCTTGTAATTTTTCAGAAACAAGTTTATAATTAATTATATAATTTTCAATTTCAAAACACCTAGTAGAATAATATCCACTATTATACATTTCGTCTAAACTATTCAACTCTGTAAAAACATCATCTATATTTAACAGTAAATAATTATACATAAATTCTTTAAATATATCAATCTTTTCATATTGAAGATATTTAATTAAACAGGTAATCCAAGATTGATGTCTAACATAAATAGTATAACTAGGATCATCTCTACCTCCAGGTTCATAAGTATAAGGATTATTATCTAAAAAAGAATGAAACGTTAATAGAATAGTTTCTATACCCATACTTGACGTCCATTTTTCATTTTCCGATGGCCATGTATTTAAAATTGTACTACAACATTTTCCATCTTTATACATGTTAGGATGTATTCTAATATTGTCATGATTTACAAATGTTACTTTTGGTGGAGAGTGTGGATAATTATCAGGAATTTCAAAATCTAATCGGATAAATGTATGACGATAAACAGAATCACGTGGAGCTTTTATAATAGTATGTAAAATATTTATATTACTTTCATCTTGATAAACAAGATAATCATTTTCTAATAAGGAACGTGTATTTTGCTGTATATACAAAGATCTTATTTCTTTTCTAAATCGTTTATTCATTTTATTTATATATAATCTAAATCAATAAAATCAATTTTTAAACTTTTTTCTTTAATGTTAATTTCCCATTTTTATATAATAAAAATAAATGATCCTTTAATACTTCTAATTCTTTTTCTTTTTCTCTTTTTATTACCATTTCCTTTTCCTTTTTTCTCATTGTTAATTTTTGTTGTTCATTTAAAGGATATTCTTTATCAGGTACATAAATAATATGGTCATTTAATTGAACACTCCATGTTAAATTTAATTTTGGATTTACCAACATAATATAATCCGGATATTCTACTTTTAATAATAATCCACCTGTTCTAAATTTTTTATTATGTATATTTAAATATCGAATCCATGTTTTAAATGGAGTCATATATCTTAATATTTTTTTTTCTTTTAATGTCTTTAAAGCAACATAATTATCTAATTTATGTACCATATCATATCCTGTCATATGATCCTGTTTACTACCATATTTTGATTTCTTATAACCAGAATTTACTATACTAACAAATCTATTTTCACTTTCACTTTCACTTTCACTTTCACTTTCACTTTCACTTTCACTAAATATACTTTCATCATTTTTATCGTAATCTTTTTGTTCATCAGAAGATGTACTAGAATCTTTTTTTTCTATTGTGATGCGAGTATGTTTATATCTATTCATTCGTATATTATATATAGATATATTTTTTATTGGTTAAATACACATATATGCTTAATTTACAATTATTAAAAGAAACTCCATTATTTATATTAAAAAAATTACCAACATCTATTATGCAATATATATATGATTTAACAATGAATTTTTATAATAACGCAGACGAGATTATACCACGTCTTTGGTTAGGTAATCATAAATCTGCATTAGATGCATCTTTTTTAAAAAAAAATAATATTAATGTAATTATCAATTGTACAAAAAACAAATGCTTTATTGATAAACGTCAAGAAACTATTCTTTTAGATAATATTAACATTGATTCTGACAATATAGAAATGTATAGAATTCCTGTTAATGATAGTTTATTGGAATGTGATTTTATTATTATGCAAGCATATTTTAAAATAATAGTTCCTTTATTGTTAAGAAAATATACAATAGAGCAAAAAAATATACTTATTCATTGTCATATGGGAAAACAAAGAAGTGCAATAGTAGTAGCTGCTTTATTAAAAGTACTTTTAGATTATAATTATATAAAAATAGATACAATTCCTAAAGAAGATGTATCTCTGGAAAAACAATTTAATTATATATGTAAATATATAGTTAGTAAAAGGCCACAAGCTTTTACATTTGGATATAAAATTAATTTTACATTATCCTTTTTTAGATTTTTTAAATAATAATAATAATATATGATGCCAAATATTAATTTGTGTCAATATTCTGATTTATTTGGAAAACCAAATACTGGTTTACACACATATAGATTTTTAAATATAGCTATTGTGGACGTAATTGCAACATTTTTATTAGGAATTTTTATAAAAGAATACTTTTTAAAAGATACTAGTATATTATATATTAATATATTTCTTTTTATATTAGGTATTATTATTCATAGAATGTTTTGTGTTGAAACAACAATTGATAAAATTCTTTTTAAATAAAAACCAATAATATTAATTTACTATTTTTATTTTGTTTTATAATTATAATAAAATGAATGTATACGTTATTATTATTGTATTATATTTAATGTTTGTGATGGGTATAAAATTATCAACTATTTTACAAACACTTGTCGCACCAGCTTTAGCATATTTAGTATATTTAGTTACTCCTGATTCTTATCATAAACAAATTATAGAAAAAATTACAGAACATCCTATATTTAAACAAATATATCCAGGATACGATAAATTGATAGATATGGATTTTTTAAAGAAAAATCCTATATATCTTTTATATCATCTTATTATACCAACTATTATTGTTATTATTATATTAAGAGTAAGAAAAGTATATTTAAGCATAAATGCATTTTTAAATGATACGTCAAATGAATTTAGTAATTTATGTCCATCTTCTTATAAACGTAATCTTTTTCCATTGTTGATACCATTTTACAATCCTATTTTGTTATTATTTATCTGGTTACCATTAAGCTTTTGGTTTAAAAATTTACCAATTAGCATCATCAATTCTAATCAAAAAACAATAGAATCAAAAGATACAAATAGAGAACCAGATGCTTATATATCAAGGTCATTTATAGTATACTATATTACTTCTGTTATATTTTTATACATTATGATGTTTAGAGCTTGTAAAGTTCCTGTTGAAGCTGTATCTGAAGCTGTATCTGAAGCTGTATCTGAAACTCTACCAGAAACTCTACTAGAAACTCTACCAGAAACTATTTCATCTTAATTATCATTTTATACACTTGGATAAAACACCCACCTAGTTGTTTTATCAATTTCAGACATGTGCCCAACTATTTTTTTGAATATATCATCTTGTTGACGTAATTTATCATTGCTTTTTAATAATGGAAAATATTTTGCAAACTCGTGAAGATTTAATATTTGAAAAAATTTACAAAGTGTATAACTATAACTCAAAAAGTTTTTACGTGAAGGTGGTTTATACTTTTCATAAGGATCTTGTATTTGCTGAAACATCTTTTTAATTTTCTCCTCTATTTCCTGTGTTAATGTAAATGGAGGTCTACCATTTAATCTATTAATAATACCAATTACATTATCATAATAATCATTTAAATTCAACTTTTTGAGATATCTTTTTACCTTTTCTTCTGTTAAAGCATTTAAATCATTTATTCTTTCCTTTTTAGCTTCTAAAATAACTTTATCTAACACATCTTGTGGAATCGCTCTCGCCTCTTTATTTTGAAACCGTCTGAGCCAATCTTCGAGGTGTGATCTTTTATCATATGTAAATTGTGGTCTATAATCATAATCTTGTTTCTCTTTATAAGATAATTCATTAGCCTGTTCAATTGTATTTTTACAAATTCCGCAAAGTGGACATACTAAATAACTATGTTCTACTTTAAATGAAATATTACAGTCTTTGCAAATTAATGATTCTCTTTTAATAGTCATCTTTTGTGTTTTGTTATCTGGTTCAAATTTTAAGAGGTATTCTTCTACTAAATCTACCTTTCCTTCGTTTATTTGATTTAATTCTAAACTAATTTCTTCACTTAATTCGTTTAAATTTAACAATTCACCTTCACGATTTTCTAATTCTATATATTTTTGAATTATCTGAGTAGATTCTAATAAATAATCACATAAATTAGTATTACTTTCCAATTTACCCTTTTCATTTTGTAAATTTCTTAACAACTTTTTATTCTTTAAATCTGTTGTATCCTTTTCTATATTTTTAATATCACTTTTTATTTTTTGCAATTTATTATCATTTACAAAAAGTTCTTCTAAACGATGTTCATGTTTATGTAAAATAGAATGTTGACTTTTTGATTTTTTTGTTTTTTGAAAATTTTTAGAATATGTTGGTGTACCTACAGTATCTTTTTTTTTTCTCATCTATATCTTATTTATTATTATTATGTTTAAATAAATTCTATATAATATTTTTAATATACATATATATTTATGAAAATCTTTAATAATACTTTTTATAAATTAATTTATGATTTAGCAATAATGTCAAATAATGTTTACACATATATAAATCATTCCAACTGGATAGATTTACCTAATTATACAGTAACAGATATAACAAATGATAATAATACAGTTAAATCATTTTTATTTTATAATAATCAAACTGGAAATAATATAATTAGTTTTAAAGGTACCACAACCATAATTGGACTTCAAGAAGAAGAATATTATGACAAATTTGGTTGGCAAGATCTTTCAAGTTCTTATAGTGATAGATTTAATGATAATTTATACTTTTCTTGTTGTTTTTACAAACAATCAAATATATTTAATAAATCATTATGCGATTACGATTCATTTAATAATATTTGTTCTAAAAAATGTTATAAAAAGTCTACTTTTTTTAATTTAAATTATATAAATCTTGCAAATGACATTGTTGAAAATATAAAAAAAGATATAAATTTTGACAATATTATTTTTACTGGACATTCATTAGGTGGTACAATAGCTACTATTATGGGAATTTTATATAACAAGACATCAATTGCATTTCAATCACCTGGAGATAAACATTATTTAGATTTAATTGGTCTTCATTCTCATCAAAACACATATCATTTTGGACATAATGCAGATCCTATTTTTATGGGCACTTGTGGAAATACTTGTTGGACATTTGGATATAATATCTATACAAAATGTCATTCTGGTTATACTTGTACTTATAATGCTAAAGAAAAATTAGGATATACAGAATCTATATTAAATCATCGTATAGATTCTATTATAAAAAATATTATACCACATTGGGAAAATGATTTTCCAGAATGTATACAAGATATCACTTGTTCTGATTGCGAATCGTGGGATTATAATTAAATTATATTTGATATAATAAAAAATATAATTTTATTAAATTACAATATACAATATACACTATGAATAACAAATTACCAAATGAATTGTTGATTATTATTTATAAAATGACAGATATAGAAACACGTATAAAATTAAATAAAGTTTTAAATTGGAATTTTAGATTTTTAAATCCATACCAAAATATAGATTTAATTAGAAAAAATTCTTTTAAATATAGAACACAAAAAATATTTTTTTCAATTGGTGGTCATACATTATCTATATAAATATAATACAAATACGAATAAAATTAATATTAAAATTAATATTAATTTTTTATTTATTCATTATCCCTTTTTTTAAAACGTTTCATTATTTTATCAAATGGATTTTTACTTTTAATACTACTTAAACTTTCAGGTATGCTACGCACGCTACGTACGCTACGCACGCTACGTACGCTGTTATTATCTGAATCTATTTCTCTTGTTGGCGGCCCTTCTTCAAGTTGCAACACAGATTCACCTTTGTCTCCAGATTCACCTTTGTCTCCAGATTCACCTTTGTCTCCAGATTCACCTTTGTCTCCAGATTCACCTTTGTCTCCAGACGGTCCTTTGTCTCCAGATGGTCCTTTGTCTCTAGATTCACCTTTGTCTCCAGATTCACCTTTGTCTCCAGATTCACCTTTGTCTCCAGATTCACCTTTGTCTCCAGATTCACCTTTGTCTCCAGATAGTCCTTTGTCTCCAGATTCACCTTTGTCTCCAGATAGTCCTTTGTCTCCAGATGGTCCTTTGTCTCCAGATTCACCTTTGTCTCCAGATTCACCTTTGTCTCCAGATTCACCTTTGTCTCCAGATGGTCCTTTGTCTCCAGATTCACCTTTGTCTCCAGATTCACCTTTGTCTCCAGGTTCACCTTTTGACCCTTTGTCTCCAGGTGGTCCTTGGGGGCCAGGTGGTCCTTGAGGTCCTTGATGGGGTATTTCTGAATTATCACTACTACTTGAACTTGAACTTGAGCTACTACTGCTACTTGAACTTGAGCTACTACTACTGCTACTTGAACTTGAGCTACTACTTGAATCTTTTAATTTTAATTTTGGGTTTGATTTAAAATTTTTTATAGACCGCCCGAGTTCCTAATGATGGTGTCCTCGACGATGTCCATGATGGTGGTGATGATTTCCTTTTAATTCAAAGTACAAGCTTTTATTTTCAGTTGCTCGTAATGCATCACGAAGTCTATCAGATTCTTGAGTAGTCAAGAGATGTTTGATACTTGCTTCAGAGCAAGAAATCTTATCCTTTAATTCACTATATTGGAATGCCATTTGTTTAGAAAGATCTCCTTTATTTTTAAGACCTTCTAGTTGAATAGATGCTGTATTGTCACTTGCTTGTTTAGCAAGAGATGCAAATTGGTTAGTTGAAGACAAAATTGTATCAGCCTTTCCTTGGTAAATATCTTTTGTAATATTTCCAAAGTTGGACCAATTTTTATCACTACTAGAAGTAAGATATCCTATAAGTTCATTTGTCATTTTTTGTGCTTCAATACGACCTGCAGTTACAGTATCATTTGTAGCTTGCTGAGCTCTATAAATAGATTGATCAATACCTATAGCTGTTCTATAAATATTATCATCTATATGACCAGCTACACGTTCAGTTGCCAAGAGATTATCAGCTGCACCCTTTCCGACATTATCATTTACAGCAGCAGAAGTTCTATAAATAGTATCTCTAACTGATCCACCTTGATCTTTAATACTATCATTGAGTAAGTTAAAGTTGCGATTTTGCCTATTTTCATTAGCATATTGTGCTCTATCTTGTACATCCAAGATTTCTTTTGTTTGGCCATTTTGTGATTTTAATGCTTCGACATTTTGGTAAGCTTGACTTTTTAACAAGTCACCGTCGACTTTTCCGATTATATCGGATAAATATTGCGTTTGGTCATAACTAGCTTTTAATTGGGAAGGATCCATTTTTATAACTTGTATTGTTATACATCTCAACAAGAAAAAAAAATTTTAGAAATTCCGTACAAATTGTACAAAATAAATATTTTAAAATTACTTTATAAAATGTACAAAACAATTATTTTTAAATTACTTTATAAAATACACAAATCAATTATTTTTAAATTACTTTATAAAATGTACAAATCAATTATTTTAAAATACTCGCAATTTGTTTATATTTTGTACTTTTTATTGTTTTCTATTTTCATTATCATTTCTTTAAATATGCTTAAAATAGATTTAAAGAAATGTTTTTTTACTAATTAAATCGATAAAATGCGTAAATTTATCTTTTTTATTTTATTTATTTTATTTAATAAAAGAGAAAAAAGATGGATACCGAAAATTATATTTCACCTAGTAAAATTACTAAACAATACGACATTACCTCTGGAACATTAAGGAGATGGTCCGAGGCTGGAAAAATTAGATGCATCAGACCAAACGGTGGTAAAAGAATCTATAATATCCAAGATATCAAAAAAATTTTTAATTCAGACAATAATGATCCTAATGGATCTAATGCTGAATTATCTAAAAATAAATTTGTCAAATTGTTAGATGATATTAAAAATAATTTAGATATAGAAAAAAATCCTCATATTAATAAGGAAGATTTTTATAAATCAATTAAAATTATCGAAGATGAATGTAATCATCTTTCTGAGTTATGTCAATCTAAATAATTTTTCTACAACATTACCCTTATATCCTTATATCCTTATATCCTTATATCCATTAAATTATTTATTATACCCATTATACTCATTATACCCATCAAATTGTTCATTATACTATTATACCCATCAAATTGTTCATTATACCATTATACCCATTAAATTGTTCATTATACCCATTAAACATTATACCCTTAAAACATTATACCCATTAAACATTATACCCTTAAAACATTATACCCATTAAACATTATACCCATTAAATTATTCATTGTACTATTATACCCTTAAAACATTATACCAATTAAATTATTTATTATAAGCAAAAAAAAAGTTTTAATATAAAAATAAACTATCATATACTAGTTTATTTCTATGTAAAATAGTATTATCTATTTAGTATTTTCTATACATTTTATATCATTTTTTGTATTATCTATTTTGTATTATCTATTTTGTATATAGTATAATTTATAAGTTCTATTGTATTATGTATAGTAATTGACAAATTCTCAATATCTTGAATAGTCTTTTTTAATTCATTTTCTAAAAATAACTGATGTTTAATCGTTTCTATTTTTTCATTCAATATTTTATCTAATTTTTCATCTTTTATTAAAGATATTTCTTGATATATCAAGTCATTATTCATTTTCGTATCTTTATAAAGTTCATAAAACTTTTTTTCAATACTATTTATAATATTTGTTTTTTCTAATATAATTTGATTACTTAAATTTTCTTCTATTCTATCTAAACGTTTTATTAATTCCTTATATTTAAACATTTTATTTATATAGATTATTTTTTTTACTTTTCTTAACGTAAAAACTTTTCCCAATATAAAAACTTTACTCGCCATAAAAGTTTTTCCCAATATATAAACTTTTCCCAATATATAAACTTTACATATTATAAAAACTTTTCCCAATATATAAACTTTTCTTAACGTATAAATTGCGTTAAAAAAGATATAAAAAAATACTCTATATAAATAAAATGTCTAAAGAAAATTCTATTGATTATTTATTTGAAGATCCACCTATCTCTAATCAACAATATGCATTAGTTAGTATCGTTGGGCCTAATATGCCTCAAAAGTGTGATACATGGGGATTAAAGATAAGAGGAACAACTGATACATTAGAAAAGGCAAAAACAATGTGTCAAAAAATTTTAAAAATAGATAATAATTATGATATTTATACTGTTGAAGTTGGAAAATTTTTTCCATTAGTTGTAGAACCACATCAAATTCAAGATATAGAATATCAAAATCAACAATTAAATACATTAATTAAAAGTTATTTAGAAAATAGAGAAATTGCAAATGAACAATGGCATTCTAGAAAGAATGAAATGGTACAAGAAGCTATTAAAGAAGGTAAATCAACTGAAAAGCCTAAAGAACACCCTATTTCTATTATGCAACAAATTTACTTGCAAAACGAAGATATTCAAAAAGCGCAAGAAAAAGTAAATAACTTAAAAGAAAAATTAAATAGTAATTATACTGAAGTTGAAAGAGAAGAAGCAAATGTAGAATTTAATAAAATTTTGAAAAATACACTACAAACTATAAAAGAAGGTGACGAAGAAGGTAGTGAAGAAGTTCATGAAGTTAATGATATTTTAGAAAGAATCAAAAATTTAGAATTAGAAAGAGAAAATTTACAAAATAAAGAAGAAATTGATAATAAAGAAATCGAAAGCTTAAATATACAAATCAAATTATTAAAAGATCGTTTAAGTGATCCAGATGTTATTAACGAATACATTAATACCAATTATAAAAACCCACAAATTAAATTAGTTTAAATTTACTGTGCAAAATAAATTGCAACGATTGAGAAGAATACTGCAATAGTTTTATTCAATGTTATTGATTCATTTTCAAAAATAGCACCTAATATTACAGCTAATACAATACTTATACAAGCCCATATGATATTTACTTTATTTGCATTATAATTATTATATATATAATGAAAAAGTACAGCAACTAAAATATAAAATACTATACCATTAATATAAAACATATCAAATATACTTTTACTATTTTTTAAAGAAAATTGTCCTAATTGTTCTATTATTGAGATAACAATTGAGATTATTATCATACTTTTTAAATCTTCATTTTTCATAATATATAATATACATTATATAATTAAAAAAAATATTTTTTTAATGTAGTTTTGTATTATTTAAACTACTTTTATGCACAATCATTTCACATATTTTAAAAATATTTAAATTATATATCATTTCTTTCCAATCAAATTCTGTAATTTTATTATAAGATTTTAAATATAATATGCTATCAATAGGATATCTATCATATTCATCATTGGAATATGTATCATAAAATTGTATGTTGTCTAAATTAAATTTAACACTTTTCATACAAGTCTATATAAACCATATATATTTTATTTTTTTAAATAGAATTACTTTTAATAATTGTTATAATTATTATTATTATTATTATTATTATTATTTCTGTTATTATTTACTTTACTTTTATTTTCTTCTTCTTTTTTTTGTAAAGCATCAGTTAATACAAAATTATAAGTATCATTTTCAACAAAACTTTGTAATTGCAATTCTCTTATATTTTCTATATGTTTTTTCAATTCATTTAATTTATCAAAATTTATAGAATTTAAAATTTTTAAAGATTTTTCAACTTCTACAAGTATTTCTAGTTCTTTAATCATACTTTTCATTTTTTCCTTTAATTTGGTTTACCTTTAATTTATCTTTAATTTGTTTTACACTTTTATCTTTAATTTATCTTTAATTTGTTTTACACTTTTATCTTTAATTTATCTTTAATTTTTTTTCAATTATTTATTAATATTATATACCATTTTTTTTTCAACGTCAAAGTCATTAATAAATTTCAAGTGTTTTTCAAAAAGTTTTTCTTCGCATTCCCCGATTACTAATTGAAGATTTAATTTTTTATTATCTTTATTATTATATATTCCAAGAATTCGTAAACTTTGTAAAAAGCTTGTAACATTTGCTCTGATTTTAGTTATTTGCCATGTTAAATGTCTTGAATAATCACTAGAAACATATGATAATCCTCTATTCGATAATCTATTTGCTATAAATATTATATGAGGATATTCCTTTAAAACATCTATAATTTTTGATATAGATTTATGTTTTATAATTTTTTTATTTTTACGTAAATAAAGTATTTTATCAGATGTTAATAATACGATAGGAATATTTGTAAACTCGTCAGATAATTTTTTAGCGCAATTTGTCATTTGACCAACATATGAATACTTGTTTATTAGCATAATACCTGTTTCTGTTTCTGTAAATTTTTTTACATATTTTATTTCATCATCTGTCTTATTTAAATTTATATTTAAATCATTAATACCGTAATAATTTTCATTTTGTTGAACTTTAATATATCTATCATATGATAATTTATTAAAAGGTGTTGCAGTTATATGTACAGTTTTATATACATTTACATGTGCTTTTAGTCTACAAGATAGTATAGTTTGATCAGATTCGTCCAACATTAATATATATTTAAGTGGCTCTACTTTTTGAAAATAAGAATATCTATATTTATTATTTAAAATCAAAACTAATTTTTTTGTTATTTTTTCTGTATTTTTATCAACGATTTGATAATCTACATTTTGCGATTTAAATCTTTGCTCATATTGAGATAATACTAATAATGAATTTTGAATGACTAAAATTTTAGTATCTAATTCATTTTCTTTTATGTATTTTATAATTTCATTTGTCTTACCACCTTGTATATCACCATAAATTAATACATTTTTCTCAATACGATTCAATGCGTATTGAGAAATTTTATCTTTTAAAGCATGAGCGATACGTGCATCTTCTGTTAATAATACTATTTTATCCATGATTTCAACTGGCAATTTAGGAATATTCATTTTCTGCATTCTTATTATTATAATAGTCAATATTTTCTAGATTTTAAAAATATTTCAATTTTTTTAAATACATTTACTAAAGACGTTTTAATTTCATTTGTTTTACCACCTTGTATATTACCATAAATTAATATTTTTTTCTTAATACGATCAAATGCGTATTGAGAAATTTGATTTCTTAAAATATTCGCTATACGCGCATCTTCTGTTAATAATACAATTTTATCCATAATTTCAACTGGTAATTTAGAAATTTTCATTTTTTGCATTCTTATTAAATTCAACATCTTCTAGATTTTTTAATTATTCAATTTTTCAAAAATATGTATGTTTATTTATTATTAATTGGTTTATTTATTATTATTTGGTTTATTTATTATATAAGGATTTTGTCCAAGTTGTTCGTTAAATAATCCTGGTTGAAATCTATCATCGCTTGCTTCTATTTTATTTCCTTGAATATTAAAAATATTTTTATCTGGTATATTTTGAGGTAATACTGCATTCATATTAGCACGTTTATCTTCTTCTTCTTTTAATAACAAGTTTGCATTAGTCTTGACTTTTCCAAATGAAACCTTTCCTGAAGAAATTTGAAATTTCTGATGACCTCCAGGTCTAGTTCCAGTAAGTAAATCTTGTTTATCATCTCTTATAACTACATTATCATATTGTTGTCTAGAAGTAGATTCATTCTTATAATTAGGATTACCTTGATAATTACTTTTTTCAGTAATCATTTCTTTATTTGTAGTCTTTGCATCATACTTGTTTGTAAGATATCCAAGACCTTTCTGTCCATTTGTATGTTGGCCTAAATATTTATTATCTATTAAATTTTGTTTTTGTGTATCTCTTGGTTTCATATCAGAAATCCCACTACTTTGTGGATCACTTTTATTTAATGTATATAATGTTTTTATATTACCACTATCATTTGTTCTTAATGTAGTTTCTTTTAATGTTGTCTTTATCTTATCAGATGGTCTTAAAACAACTCCTTTTTCAGTAGTATGTATACTTCCTAATGGGAATACTCCTTCTGTAGTAGATCTTTCATTTTTATATTGTTTCATACTAGATTTACCATAATCATGAACTTTATTTGGACCATTTACATTTCTCATATAATCATTTTCATAATTTATTCTTTTTGGCGCTTGTAAAAATGAATTTGATATTTCACCACTTACTTTATTATTATCTATATTTCCTACTCTTTGAGGAAATTTATCTAAATATTGAGCATTTCCATTTCCATAATATTCTACATTATATTGTTCTCTAGAAGATGTTTTAAAATTAACAGTGTAATCTTCTAATACTTGTGGAGCTATATATTGTCCTGGGCCTTTAAAAAGATGATCGTTAGTTTTTTCATAAAATGTATCAGGACGATTCTTTTTTACTTTTCCAATAACACCTCTTACTTCTCCCATTTGACCAGGTAATACAACACCACCATATACCTTTTTAGGATTGTTTCCAGGACGTAATTCATTAACTTCTTTAAACTGTGGTCTAATATTATTTTCAAAAGTACCAGCTTTTGGTGCCGATACATAAATTGGATCAATTAATTTCTCACCTTGTTTATAAATAGATTGGATATATCTATCTTTTATTAAATTAGTATTTGATGGCATACCATTTATATTTTCTGGATTTACATCATAAAAACTTTCTACTTCTTTTTTATGTCCAAATTCCATAGATTTACCAGTATATTTATCTAAAAGACTTACATTTGCAAATTCTTCTATATTTTGCTTGGTATTACTACCAAAAAATGGAACCATATTATTATGTTCTTTTTCATATGATAATCCAGTTAATACATTTATATTTTCTTTAACATTAGATTTTTTAATACCAGTCGTATGTGATTCTTGTACAGTTGACTTAAACATTGGCATATATTCAATTCCATTGTCAACTAACGATTCTACTTTACCTATACGATTCATATCATTAAATTCTCCTAATTCTTTTGAAGATAATGTTTTAATAGTTTTTTCTATTTTAGTTGGATCTTGTCCAACTGTACTATACGAATTAAAAAAAGGTAAAATCATTCCTGTTTCAACTGGATTATATGCATCTTTATAATTTTGTAAAGATCTATTCAATATTTCATTATTTGCTTCTGTTACAACATTTGAAGTATATATATTTTCCCCATTTGGTTTATCAAAAGTTTCTATCGCATCTCTATTTATAGGTCGTTCTCTTTGAATTCTCCCATTTTTACTAAAATAATAACCAACTATTGTTGTTAATCCTACTAGCGGAATTGTTAAATCAGCCATATATATATATTATAAATAGAAATAAAGTTTGATAAAAAACTTTATTTTTATTATATCTAATCTAAAAAACTAAAAAACAAAAAACTATTTATTATACCCAATTTAAAAAACGTTTAATAACATGTTTATCAAGATTTACAATTTTATTATAAACATCTTCAAAACGGATTGGTGTATTTGTATTTTTATATTGTGCATGTAATTGTCTTAATGTTCTATAATAAATATGATCTTCTCCAATTTGAATTTCGTGTTTAACATGTGATTTAATATATAATCTATGAATTGTTTTTACTAATTTTAGAATAGATGCTTTAATAAATGCAAATGTAAATTGATATTCCTTATAAATTTTTTCAAGTAATTCTAAAGATTCTGGTTTGTTTAATAATTCTATATATCGTAATCTAATTTCAGCAACATTTCCTCTAATATCTTTAATAATTTTATAACTTTCAAAATCAATTTTATAAATAGAACTTATATTTGTATTAATATCTTTTACTCTAATTACTATACCTCTTTTGTTAGATAAATCAAAAGGTTTGTTTGAATTTATAATTGATTGAAATTCGTTTTTATTAATATATTCTTTCATTTTAATATTTGGATTTTTTTCAAATACAAATTCATTATCTTCAATTTGTGTTTTATTATTTACTTTTGATACGTAAATCAAAGCATTCTTTTTATGTTTTACAACAATTCTATTTTCTTTATGAAGCAAAATAAAAAAATAAGTTGAATTCTTATCTAAATTTTCTAAATCATTTTTATCAAAAAGATCCCAAAAAAGTTCGTTAAAACTTTTAGAACTTGACCAAAAACTTATACTTGCATCAATACATTTCGTAGTAGATGTATACCATTTATCATTATAATAATACAATCTAATTATTGTACCATCTTCACAATATTCAACAGTAATAGAATCATTATTAATTAATTCATTTAGTTGCTCTTCATTTTTTACATCATCAATTTGAGGATAACACATTGCAACTATATTATTTGTATCTTTTTCAAAAATAATACCATTTGCTTGCTTTTTAATATTTTCACTTAAAAATTCTTCTTTATTTTCTTCATTTTCTTTATTTTCTTCATTTTCTTCAACCTTTTCTTTATTTTTATTATCTACCAACAAGTAAAGATTATCGTTATGCTTTATACGTAACTCTTTAGAAAATTTTTTTAATTGTTCAAAAGTTTTATCAGAAACAAAATTATATAAATCGGTAATATTAATAATAGACATCGTATTAAAAAGTAGTAAAAAAGGTAATTATCTTGTATTAAAATAATTAATTAATAATTAATTATTCATTTTTTTTTTAACTAAATCTTATAAATTTATCAATTGTATTTCCAACTGTTACTGTTGCACTTTCAATAATAGATAATCTTGTTTTTGCATCTTCCACACGTTTATCATCTAAATTATTAAATATTTTTGTTTGCTGTTCATTTTCGTCAAATAATTTATGATTTGCTTTTTTGATATTTTTTATATCAATTTCTTCCATATAATCATTTGATATATACATTGGATATTCTACCATTTTATATATTTTATTTTCAGTAAAATTATCTCTAAACTCTTTTATAGTTAATTGTCCACCAAAAATTTTTAATGCATACCTAGAAGGTGCTGGTTTTAATACACAATCTAATAACATTGTTCCAGTTAATTTACTATATAAAAATTTTATAATATAATCTAAATTAGATAAACGTTTATCATTTTTATAAGCAAGCATACATGAAAAACTACAAAATACACCTTTTACACGAAATTTACAGTTAGACTTGTCATAATAAGATGGCAAACCTATTGGTATTGTATCGAAACCATGACAACACCACCAACAACAAACAGAAGTTGTATGTAACCATTCCTTATTTTCTATAAATTCACTTAACATTTCAAAAAATCCTCTTTTTCTATTAGATTCTTGAATATTAGCATTATCTTTTTCTACTTTGTGTTCTTTTTTAGCATATATCTTATTTTTTATTTGAGATTCTAATTTATGTACAAGAATATTATCTTGCTTTTCTCTTATTTCAATCTGACGTTCGTATAGTTCATTAACATCTAAATCATCATTTTCAAGTAAATTATTATATTCTTTTTGTAATTCTATTTCATTTTCTGAATTTGTCTTTTTTAGTTCTTCAAAAACAGTAGTTATAATTTCCTTTTTATCTAATTTATTACTGTAATTATCAAATACAAAAGTAGTTTCTTCCATTCCAATAGTACTTTTATCATTAATCACATTTTCATTTTCATTAATCACATTTTCATTTTCATTAATCACATTTTCATTTTCATTAATCACATTTTCATTTTCATTATTGGTTTCGTCTTGAATATCTAAATGTAAAATATAATTATTATTATCCTGTAATACTGTTGTCAATGGTATTTTTTTTCTAATTGATGAACTAAAATATTTTACAGCTGCTTTACGTCCACGTTTTTTCTTTTGTTTAACCTCTTCTATACATTCTTTCTTTTTTCTTCCTCTTTTTTTTTTTTCTTCAGTTACCTTTTCAATAACTTGTTTATCAGAAACTTCTTTACGAGGTCTTCCTTTTTTTCTTTTTACAATTTCATTTACTACCACTTTTAATGGTTCTAACGGTTCGTCTAAAATTTTATTATCTTCATCAGACATTATTATTTTATTTACATTTTATTAGTTTTTCAATTTTTTGATAAAATTAATTTCTAAATAAAATGTAAATAAAACAAAATGGAAACATATCCTGATTTACTTCAATCATTGTCTTTTTTAAAATTTCCAGATGAAAAACAATTATTATATTTTAGCGACTCTGATTCTAACTCTGATTCTAACTCTGATTCTGTAATAGAACAAATATCAATCAAACCAAAACAGATATCAATCAAATCAGAACAAATATCAGTCAAACCTAAACAAATATCAGAATCATCTGATTTATTTCTATCATGTACTTTTAGTGATAATATAGAAAATAAAAAGGATGTTGTTTTTAATGATATATTTACTGAAACATTATCTGAAAAATTATCTGAAAAATATAAATCTCCTAAAAAACGTTCTAAAAAAAGTAAAAAAACGTTATCAAAAAGTAGAAAAACGTTATCAAAAAGTAGAAAAACGTTATCAAAAAGTAGAAAAACGTTATCAAAAAGTAGAAAAACGTTATCAAAAAGTAGAAAAACGTTATCAAAAAGTAAAGAACGTTCTAAAAAGTAAAGAACGTTCTAAAAAATAATTATTTAAAATATTTATTGTACATCCGATGCCCAGAACTATCATGTAATTTAGTCATATTTTCTAAAAATTCGCATACTATATTTCCACATTCATTACTATAATATACTTTTCTAATACCTCTACTTTTTAATTTTTCAATACAAGAATTACAAGGACGTGAATTTTTTAAATGAGATCTTGATATACGTATTATTAAAATATCATGACCTTTTATTAATTTTTTATCTATTTTACACAATGCATCTATTTCAGCATGAATAGTAAATTTAACAAGAATATTATTTATAATACTTTCTTTTATATATTTATTATATCCCATAGTTATCATCTTATTACCTTTGATTAAACAAGCACTATGCTTGTGTTGTAAAGGAGAATTTTGCGCTATTTTTCTTAATTTTTGTATTTTATCATAAAATTTATTATAAAATTTTTGTTCAATAAAACTCATTGTATTTTAATGAAAAAAATTATACAAATCAATTTTTTCATTATTACTCGTATATTTTTATATATTTTTGTATATTTATATATTATATTTAAATGACTTTTTTGTTTAATCCAGAATTTTACGAAGAAACATTTTCAAATATATTTAATGCTAAAGATCCAGATTCTTTTTACATGTATGCACGTGTACCACCTTTATCCATACATGAAACTAAAATTGATATAGGATATATTAATACATATTATTGTAAACATATAAGAGATACTGGGTCTTATTTTATTATAATTAATTCTAAATTTTCTAATACTATTTTTGCTATATCTAAAACAAATAAAGTAGATAATGGAACAATTAATAAAGTATGCAGTTCAGGAGATGATATAAATATCATATGGGACCCATTTGAATACCCATTATTACAATATACATTAAGTAATAGTCATAGTAATAGTCATATTCATAGTCATAGTAACAGTCATAGTAATAGTAATAGTCATATACATAGTCATAGTAATGTATACGATAAAACAAAAAAGCTACAGTTATATATTAAAATAATAACTAGTTTTTAAATTTATTTATTCATTTTCACTTTCATATTTTTTAAACCAGTTTGTAATATCATTTATATTTAACCAAATACTTTCTGTATCTGTTTTTTTTATTTCATTTTGGTTATATATTTGCTCCATTATAACATTGTTGATTAATAAATTCTCTATATTATCATTAATAACTTCATTTGATATATCTGATAATTGTACATCTGTAAATACTTGTTTGTTATTTTCTAATATATTTTTAAAAATATTGTTAATAAGATCTATTTTCTTAAATTTATTTATTTCTTTATCTTTAACAATATCTATTATATTGTTTTTAATATTTTCATTTTGAGAAATAAATTTACCCAATTCTTTTTTAATTATAAACAAATCATCACGTTCTTTTTTCCGCTCATTTGACCATTTTTCTTCATCGTTTATTAAAAATATTTCTTTTGATAAATATTTATCAGCATTTGGATAAAAATTTATATCTACAACTGGCAAATTAGTGTCATTTTGAAGACCGCGTTTAATAGGAATTATTTGACCAAAGTTGGTTAACACTCCAACTATTTCTTTTTTTAATGTCATATAATATACTATACAAATTAATTTATTTCTTTAGAAATTTTATCTTTTGCAATTTGTTTGTTTTGAATTTCAGTAATGACTAATTTAGCGATATTGTTTACTATATCCGTATTATTAATTAATAATGTATTGATATATTGTAATTGTGTATTCCTAGATAAATCATTTACTATATTTGAAATTTCTGGATTTTGTACAAGAATATTAACTGTTTCAGTTAAAGATTTATTTCCATTTAATGTTGTAACAATATTAGTCATTTCTTTATCTGTATTAAATAATGTATTAGCCATTTCAACGTCAATGTTTTTTTTTTCTGGCTTTAAACTATTCTTTAACCCTATAACCAAACTATGTAAAATTCCATTTGCAGGAATTGGTAATATTGCAACAAGTTCTGATGCGGCGAATAAAACGAATCCAAAAATTGTAGATATATCTTGCGAATAACTCATTTATTGTATATATTTAGGTATATTGATTTTTTATTTGTTTTTTAAACACGCTTACAAGTAAGTAAAAAAAAATGATTTATTTTATTTATAACAGATAAATAAAGTCTTTATGGTTCATACTAGAAATCAAAAAAGAAAATTAGATGAATTTTTACCAGATCTTATAGATCAAGAATGTGGTGGTAATATTTCAATTTCTAAAAAAAAAAAGATTAATACAGAAGGTAAAGTGGATACATTTCCTAAGCAATCTGAAAATACATCTAGTATAAACAAGTTAGATAATGAATTAGATAACAAGTTAGATAATGAATTAGATAACAAGTTAGATGACAAGTTACATGACAAGTTAGATAATGAATTAGATAATGAATTAGATGACAAATTAGATAATGAATTAGATAATGAATTAGATAACGGAAGTGATAGTAATGAATCTGGATCGTATTATACAGATGATACAAATGATATACATGATAATAATATAGAGTCTATTCTTAAACGTTCTCTTATTAGTTTAATGAAGAAATATACGAATCAAACATATAAAAAAGAAAAAAAATCAAAAGATCCATATGATATATTTATTTCATATACTAATTCTATTTATGAAGGAGAATTTTTTGAAAGAGAATCAAACGAAAATAAAAAATGCAAATTAAAAAATTTATATACAAAAGAAGAAATTGACAATATTAATAATGAACTTTATAAAATAAGAGAAAATTACCGTGAGAATGCTCCTAGCGTAATAGAAATTTTAAAAAGTAATAACGATGTAAAAGGAAAACAAAAGATATTGGAAAAATTTTATCATTATACAAATTCTGATATATTAACACATGATTATGCAAATAATTTAGCTATAATACAAAAAAATACAAAACGTTACGAAAATAAAGAATTAGAAATATTAGAAAATGAAATAATAAAAAAATCATCTAGTTTAGATTTTTCAGATGACTACCGAGAAAGAATTTTAAAATCAAAAATGTCATTGCATAATAAAATATTAGCATACAAACGTCTTGATGTAATGGAATCTTTTGAAAATTCTGATACTAGCGAATATGCTAAATACAAGACATGGGTAGATATTTTATTAACTATACCATTTGATGAACCAAGTATTCAAGCTAATAAAAGTATTAAAAATATTAGAGAAATTTTAGATAAAAGACTTTCTTTTTTGGAAAAACCAAAGGATCAAATTATTAATATTTATACACAAATGATAAGAAATTCTAATTTTAATATTAATTCTATTGGATTATATGGTCCAAAAGGTGTTGGTAAATCAAGTATTATAAAAAGTATATCTGAAGCCTTAGATAGACCATATAGAACAATTAGTTTAGGAGGAGAATCGGATTCTTCTTTATTAACTGGTCATTCTTTTACGTATATTGGAAGTATACCTGGTAGAATTATAGAAATTTTACGAGAAACTAAATGTTCAAATCCTATAATTCTTTTTGACGAATTAGATAAAGTATCTGAAACTAATCATGGAAAGGAAATTATTGGTAATTTAATTCATTTAACAGATGCTACTACAAATAATAAATACAACTATGATAAATATTTTGCTGGTTTAGAATTTGATTTATCCAAAGTACTTTTTGTATTTACTTATAATGATCCTAGTAAAGTAGATAGTATTTTGTCAGATAGATTATTTAAAATACATATAGATAATTATTCTTTAAAAGAAAAATTAGAAATTACTCATTTGCATATTATACCTAATATTTTGGAAAAATACAATTTTAAAAATGAAACTATAAATTTATCAGATGAAGCGATAAATTATATAGTAGAAAGGAATATATCTGATCAAGGTATGAGAGATATTAATAGAAAAATAGAAACCGTTATATCAAGAATTAACACATTATTATTAACTACTGAAAGTGATAATATTGTAAAGTTAAAATATAAAAGTCTTTATTCTATTTTTAATAAAAATATATCTTTACCAGTAACTATTTTAAAAGAACATGTAGATATATTATTATCAGATAGTTTTACAAAAGATAGTATATCTAATGAACCACCATTTGGAATGTATATTTAATCATTTGTAAAATCATATTCGTGTTCATATTCGTGTTCATATTCGTGTTCATATTCGTCAGGTTCATTTTCACGCTGTTCTAATGAACAAATGCTTTTTTTTACATCAAAGTGATCTAAGCTATTATTCATATTTTTATTATAATAAAATCCTAATAAAGTTGCAAATGGTTTTTTAACAACAGTATATACATTTTCTACAAAATTAATATGTTCATCCATATTTTTTGTACTGTTGTTAACAGTTTGTAATGTATTTTCTACTTTTTCTAAACGCGAGTTTGTATCTTCCAAACGTATATTTGTTTTTTCTAATCGCATACTTATGTTTTCTAAAAAAGATTCTATTTTATCAAGACGTTCTAAAATAGGTCCTTCTTTATTTATTTTATTATTTATTTCATTTATATTATTATCCATATTATTTGTATTATCATATATATTTCCTATATTTTTATTCATTGTATTCATATTTGTATTGATTGTATACATATTTGTATTCATAGTTACAATCATTGATATTATTCTTTTAATTTCATCATTCATTTACTTTTAATATACATATTTTTTTTAAATATTATACTAATTATTATTATAAAAAAACAAAACCAAAATATTTGTCTTATTGTAATAGTAGAAGATATCTGAAATTCATTTTCCAATTCAGGATATAATAAATGACTTAGTTTAACACCATTTGATACTGCAGCTTCTAATGAAGTAAAATTATAAAGACTTTCACCATTATGTGTACCAACATTATACAAGTTATTAAATTGACTGTCAAAAGATAAATTAGGTTCTTTTGAAGTTGCTACAAAAGCTGTATCTACACATGTCCAAATATTATTTTCATATATAACACCAGGAGATAATATAGTTTCGGTTGGTTGTGGTAAAAGAGGAAAAGATTCTAACAATTGATAAAATATTTCTTCAAGTAATTCTTTTTTTGTACATTCATCAATCTTTTTACCAGTTCTTTTACTCTTATTTTCTTTAATAGTAATAGATGCAGAAATAACAGTTTTTGATTTTTCTTCATTAAAATTCATATAATCACTTAA